AGAACTAAAAGTATAATTATTATCATTAACTTTAGTAATTGTATACCCTCCAGATGCATTTATTGTTGCTGCAGGTAGATTTGCAACATTAGAAGCGTCTCTAAATCTAACAGTATCGCTTGTTGATCTACCATGATTTGGTTCATTAACTGACACAGTTGTTGATCCATTAGTAATAGTAAAAGCATTTGAGGGTAAAAGATTAGGGACTGCTGTTTCTGTTCTATCGGGTCTTACATTACGTAAAGATATAGAATCACCATTCATAGGTTTTGGTTCTAATTGTGGTTGTTTTGGTTCAAACTCTGATACATGCACGAATGATCCATTCCATTCTCTAACCATTTCTTTATATGGAAACTCCATACCTGATCTATCAGATATTGCTCTTGCATATTTACCTGTTGCGTATTTTGCCATTATGATCCTGGG